GTAGGATTATCTTTGGAAGAATCGTATTTACTGATATATTCAGTAATCTCATCTTTATCAATGCCGATAATTGCCATATCATTCCTCCTTCCTATATCCCCACTCCCTCAACCTGCCCTTAACCGCTTCCTTCACCGCCTGTTGTATTTGTCTTAACTGTTCTGCCGATAGCTTCCTATCCAGCTCAAATATAAGCTGAGCGTAGCGTCTGGTTACAAGCGAAGTATCGGATATTGAGATAATTAGTTCAGGCATTAGTTATCTGACCTTGAAACTTCTACCCATCTATCCCCAATATACATTAACTTTAAGGTATCCCATTGTCCCATCGCAAAAGCACCTGCTAACTCGCTTACTCCAGCGGTATCAGCAAAGTCGCAAACATTAGCTGAAACATTGACAATTGTAACTTCAGTCCCTTCTGTCATTCCGGTTTCTCCCATTGTGATATCGCAGGTATCAGCATCGTTACAAGTAAGTTCTACATAAGAAGTCGAAGGAGTAAGAGTAGCAGTAGCAGGGTTAGCGTCGCCCGTGTCAGCAATAGTGTCGGCATCAACGCCTACTGAAATAAAACCATTCACCTTAACGCTATGGTCAAAATCAAAACGAGCTTCATCTTCCATCCAACTTATCTGGCCATCATTAGCGTTTCCATTGAAGTGTATATAGTAATCTTTCCCATCCGAGTCTTGTCCAATTAACAGATTATTTATTACCCAAACATTACCAGTAGTATATTTTCCTAAAGGGAGATTTCCCCCTCCGGGACCTTTTATATTTACAGTCGTAATCGCACCATTTGCATAGAGTTGTCCATCTACTTCTAATATTCCTTCAATTCCAACCATCGGAGAATAACCCCAAGAGTAAGTTCCATCACCTATTTGAACTATTGTTCCAGAACCTACTACATCCAAAGAAGAACCAGGCGTTGTTGTGCCGATGCCGACTTTGCCAGAATTATAATAAATATCACTACCGCTTTGACTCCAAAGCCCGGCATCAACTCTTTCCCCATCTATCCTTTCTTCAGCAAAAACAAATCCAGCACATAACAACAAAATGCAAATAACCAATAAACACTTTTTCAACATTTCAACCTCCTAAAATTTTATGACAAGGTTTCTCCTATCACCGTAACATACACCGTGCCAGTTGTGTTTGCATTGGTGCAGGAAATAACCAATTCATCGCCATTTTCCAGAACTAAATCCCCATCAGGAATATAAACATAATCTTGAGCTGAAGTTAAATCCCTGCTGGCAATCACTGTGTCATAATTAGCGCTTGTTTTACTATCAAATGTAACTTTTACAGTTTCACTAATAGCAACGGAAGCGTGTAAAAAAATCTGCTTAATCCTGGTCTTTGCTGAAAAATTAGTGGTGTAACTTAACGCCCCTGCGCTTAAATCCTGTGAACTTTCTTTTCTAACCAGAGTTAAAGCAGAGGCTGAATTTGTTAAAAGTTCGCCTGAACTATTAGTTTTTATTCGCTGAATAACAGAACCATCGTAACCATAAATTACTTGGGAGCCAGCATAAGGACTATTGGTTTCTTCTTTTGCAAAAGCAAATGAGCAAATTAAGAAGATAGAAACTATTAAAGATAAAATTTTCTTTACCATCTTCTAACCTCCTTTATTCAAATTTTAACTCTATTTCATCATCTCCACTATCAACATTGAGTTTAAATGGAATATCCTCAATTCTTCTTCCGCCTCTATCTCCCTCGGTAATAGTATCAATAGAAACCTTCGGCGCGGAGATAGTGCATTTATTGCCAGCAGCACTTCCCACAACAAGACTTAAGGCCCTCTGGTTTGCATTTACCCAATCTGTCCAGAAATCATAAGTTGCCAATAATACAGCTTCAGGATTAAATGAACCATTAGGCTTTCTTCCTACTATTCCAATATTCTTTATGCCTGCAGCAGCATTAATATCATCTCCCGGATGCAATTCATTTGCCATATTGATATTAATACTTTGAACGACCAGACTATCTACGCTATTAAGCGTAAAATTGGAACTTTCTACAATCGGCGGAGTAGTACTTTCATAAGAGGCAGAGTCGGGAGTTGAAACATCTGTCGGGATATTGTAGAGTCCCTGGAAAGTAAACTCCAACCTTGCTATCTGCCCAGCTTCAAACACAAAATTAACATTACCCCTTGCGCCTGTAAGTTTGTGTAACCTCGAATTGCCAGTCTCAGCCTGGATATCATAGACGTAGATTGTAACTGACTTATGCCCAGTAGAAGCAGGTTTATATAATACACTTGAACCAGCACTAACTGTTTCAGCAAATCCGCAAGCCTCAAGTAAATCTCCTATCGCTGGTGCTACACCTTGAGAACCTGAACCTTTAAGTTCGCAGGTAAAAGTAACTTCGATATAATGCTTGCCTATCTTTGGAGCAACAGGCGATAAAGAAGCTCTCTCCATCGGTCTTTCCAAAACTTCTCCAGGATAACTAATTTTAATATCCTTTGCATCAATCGCATTTGCAGCTGGAGTCGGAGTAGAATCAGTTCCGTATGTGCTTTCTTCTTTTGCTAATAATACCTTCTGTTTACTTAGAAACATCTTTTACCTCCTTTGCTTTCTTTTTCTTTTTATCAATAACTTCGCCTCTTTGCGAAGAATCAACTTTTGACGGTTTATTCATCCCACCGTCCCTAATAGTAATCGTTACTTTCTTCATTATGTCCTCCCTGCTGCGGTTTGTCTGAACCAAACTTCGACATCCATAGCAAAACTCCTGACCGGAAAATTTACAAATTCATATCTTGTTTCTACTATTTGAGTATGAATTGCGTTTCCCCCCATAGTTAAATCTGAGCTGATAGCTTTTTTAACATCATTTTCGAAGTCTAAGATACCTTTTGTATTTGCATCTCCCACAATTTGTTTATCCTTTAAGGTTGTCTCTATATAGCCAATGACTGCTATCCTGAATGTTAATTCTTGTCTATCGTGTATCTCGTCGCTTTCCAGTAAAGCAAGTGGTTCCAATATAATACAAGGAAAAAAAGAAATACTCTCTCTTACGCCTAACAGAATGCTCTCATCATTCACATAGTTGAGGTCGCTACTATTCCGTAACTGAGTCAATAAAGCCGATAATATTGATGCCGGTTTACTCATTTCAAAGCCCTGCTTATATTATCAAGCATTATCTGCATTATCCTTCTCTGTGTTTGCTCTAAAGTCCGGGATAAATATTTTCTTGCTGGGATTTTCACCTGCTTCTTCAACACAAACAAAGGAATTATATTTTTGCCTTGTCTCTGAAAAATAATATTTCTGGCTATAAACGTATTGGCAAAATCTCTAGCACTTGTAGCTCCGCCCCTTAAATCTCCTGCTGGAGTTAAAGCACCGGCCAGAGGGATTGTCAGCCATTGAACTTTCTTAGGAGTAATAATTCCGCCTATTTCGTGAATATTGGCATAGACAACTCTATTACCTTGCCTTACGCCACTACCTATTACCCCAGATATACCCTCCCTGCTAATATTAATCCGGCTTCCGATACTGGCTCTTAACCTGCCAGTCCTTACTTTCAAAATCTTACCGCTTATATTTTCTTTTAGTTTGTTTTCCACAAACAGGCTTGCTTTTCTAAATGCATCTATCAGGACGTTAATTCTGTTTCTGGGGTTGATTCTATCAAGCTTGGAATAAATTCTTTTTAAATCTGTTGAGCTTATAGTAGCTTCTATCATCTTATTCGCCTATATTTATCAAATATCTCGTATGCTTCCTTGCTTAATCTTCCTGGCTTATCTACTGTCTGCTCATCCTCGCCTTCAATTACATTTATTTTTGCTTTGGATTTCAGATATTCAGATGCCGCCAGCTTTATGAAAGCCATTTTTAAATCATTGGGCATAGCAATCTCGTCCTCGCCATCTCCATACCCAGCCCGATAAACCACTTTAATATTTTTCTTACTCTTATCAAAAGTAGTCCCATCTAATACTATTATTCCCTTTCCGGGATAAATAATGATGTCATCGCTGTCTATCAAATCATCTGAATTGTATTCTCTATCAGGATCATCGTGAATTGAAGTAATGCTGACAATAGGATAATTATCCAGTAAAAGCGTATCCGTTCCATCGCCGTCATAATACTCGGTCAAATCCTGAGCTTCAAACTTTCTCTGGCAATAGACATTCTGAATATAGGCCTCTATTCTGGTAATGATATCATCAATCAAAGTATCATCGTCAGTTACAGAAATATTCAGAAACGATTTTACATCCGCATTAGTTATTATGGACAAAAGTATACCTCCTTATTAATTCTTCCAATCGCCTAGCAGAATTCATCCAAGTAAATTTTCTATGAATTAGAGTACTTGCTCTCTTACCCTTTTTTAAAGCTTCTGGATAATGTCGTATTACATAAATCATTTTCTCAATCAGGTCCTTTGTATCTGGCACATATCCCTGCGTTTTCAAGTCATAATTTTGCAGTTCTTGCTCTTTTATCTCCCAGGCAAGAGGATAACCGACTTGTTCGTTAAAGAAATCTGCGCAGCCGGTAACCGCCGTAGCTATACAAGGGCAACCAGTAGCCATTGCTTCGCAAAGCGTTAATCCCCATCCTTCGCCAAAGGTAGGCAGTAAAAAACAATGAGCGGAATTATAGAGTTGAACTAATTCTTCAAAAGTAAGAAACCGCGTATCAAAAATAATGTTTTTATGTCTGCCCACAATTTTAAGCTGATTAGCATAATAAGGTTTGGGAATTCTTCTTATTGAACGAATCAATGACCTAAGCCATTTTTCTCGGAAATCCCTTCTGAATATCAATTTTCTTTTTCTCCAGGCATTGATAAAAGTCTGCTTCCAGCTTAATATTGGCATAGTGGTCTTTATATATATTTCAACCTGCGGAACTGCTTCTATCACTTTGATTGCTTCCTGAATCAAGGGATATCCCTTTCGAGGATTCGGTGCGCCTACCCATAAAAATCTAAATCTTTCTCCAGTCTTAAAATCCGGAAATCTCCTCTGATAAAAAGGAAACTTTTTCGCCTCTACTCCTTCCCAGCAAACTTCTACTGTTTTATCTGTATAGCGCTTGAATAAATCTTTACAGAATCTACTCGGCACAATTATTGCATCTGCTTTATTAATTCCTTTTATATAAGTTTTAGGCAAATCCAGGAATTCCCACATTGTAAAAAGAATATTGAATTTCCCAGACACAGGAATAAACTGGTCAGCCGGAGTAATGGTCATAGTGACTCTTGAGTTTTCATCAAAATCTAAAATTTGCTGACAGTATTTGCGCATAAATTTATTATGAGTATTGTAACCCAAAGCATTAGCTACAAGATTATGCTCCTGAGTTATCCAATGAATCTTTAAGCGATTCATTTTTCTGTTCTCTTAGGCGAATCCTTAGTTACGGCCCCCTTTTTCACTTCCTGCATTACAGAATTACATCTAATACAACCTATCCTAATTCCGGGAGTAGCTTTTGTTTCATTCCCGCAAACTGGACACCTATACAAGGACTTTCCGCTTATCATAACTAGCCTCCTTTCTTACTTGCCTATCACAAGGAAACACACATCCCATATTGCAAGGCATCATTATTGAGTGTGGCGCAAAATTCCAGATATAACCTAAATCCTTTTCGGTCAGAATCTGCGAGTAACATCTCAAAACCCTGCCATCGGGAAGAAGCATAAAATAATTCTTTCCAGCTTCACAGAAGTCGTATCTATGCTCAACCCATCTGTAAGAAATATCGTCAATGAATCTTATTCTATCGCCATCCGCAAATGCTTTTGCTTTATCCCAGATATCCATTTGCTCCTGCCAGCTGAAATCTTTCTTTAATACAGGATGAATATTCACGCAGTAACCTAAATCTGTCAGCCATTTAATCTTTTTAAAAGCAAACTGATGATTTTGAGGAGTAATCACTACTGTCACTCTTGGTTTAAGCCCTTTTATTTTTAATAAGAAAAGGTTTGAGATAAATCTATCATCTTCGCAGAACTGATACGAGGCTGTCCAGGATAAACAATTATGCTCAGGCAATTTTTTAATCAATTCTCTATTCAAAGTATTGGATGTAATCGCCCAGCGTGAATGATGAGGCAAATGCCTTGTTAGTTTATCCAAGTTCTTATACATCAGCGGCTCTCCACCTGTCATTTCCAGAAGATATGGCTCAAACCTCTCCAGATATGCAAGCCATTCATACCAATTAAGCTCTCTGTCAACCGAATGTATTCTGTCAAAGGCACGAAATAGATAGCCTGTGCCTTGGATTTTTTTTACTTCGTAGTCGCAGTAAGCACATTTTAGATTACACCGCCAAGTTGGGATAAAGATTATCTTAAGCATTTTTATAAATAGGATAAAGCCAAGTAGAGGGGATATAATCCCCTCTACCGCTACCGATATCACTTATTAGGAAGCAGCAGTCAATAATCTTACAAATGCTTTAGCCATAGCGATAGCTAAACCCCATCTGGTTACCATTCGGAAACGAGTTTGATAAGTAGTAAACAGACCATAGGGGTCGATATCCAGAGCCATAGCACCAAGCCTTCTTCCAATGTAGAAATATTTGAAATTGCCGAATGACACAAAAGCAGTATTTGCTCCTGAAGTAGAAGGTGCTTTTGCACTCTGGAAATACGGGAATTCCCAGATTGTGCCAGGGGTTCCGTTGCCAGGCTTCGCATAGATGTAAGCATTATTACTATCCTTTAGAATGCGGATGTAGTGCATAATCAATTTGTTGAAGATATATCTCGCATTCGCTTGATAGCCCTCATCCATTTTGGAGATCATCTCAGAAAGATTGTCTGCGTTTATGGATGAGAAATTAGTTTTGCCAGAACTCATTACTACGCTGTAGCCAGCCGCAGCAGTAAGCACACCGGAAACAGGACTACCTGTCCCGTTAAGCACCTGATTATCCAGCTCAAGACCGATAGCATACGCAAACTGCTCGGTCAGCATCCCCACGATATCAATCGCGCTGTCCTGCAAGAGTTCATTGCTAACCTTTGCATAGCCATCTAATCTTTTTGCGGATAGCTGTACTTCACCCATAGTAGGTTCGCTTTCGGTAATACCACCTTCCTCGGAAGTCCAGGCAACACTTACTAAGCTTGCCTCTTTAGGCAACTTTATAGTATCCCTGCTCATATTAACTATAGTGCATTCGTTAAGAGCAAAGGATCTATCCCGCGCGAGTTGGATTAAATCCATCTGATACTCATCAGGTACCAGATATCCACCTTCGCTTGCTGTTCCTTCCTGCATTGCAGCTTTTTGGTAGAACTCCTTGAGATTAGCCTTTGCCTCAAAATCTCCCCTCAAAGCTTTGATAACATCAATCATAAATTTTGCGTATTCATTGGCTTTTTCAGGGTTGGAGAATACCGGAAATCTTTCAGGCTCCTTACAGGCCCGATTCCTGATATTTCTCATTTGTTCGTTCAGCTTATAGCCTTTATATTTTTCGGAAGTAGTATTCACATTGAAGCTGAGCCGGTTGATTGGCAAACTTTCAATCTTGCTTACGCGCTCTTCAATAACCTTGAGTTTGCCGTCAATCTCCTCCTTTAAGGGCTTGAGGCTTTCGGTTACCGCGCCCTTCAATTCCTCTTTCATTTTTTCCCAATCCATTACTTTAACACCTCCTTTAGTGCTTCTTTGGCGATTTCTACCCATTCCTCTTTCTGTGGAGTATGTTTGGAGTCTTTGCTCCCATCTCCAAAGAGAATAGTAGAATAATGTTTCTCCAATTCAATTCCTGCCTCATTTAATACATCTTCGTCAAATATCTCTTTTAATTCCTCTGCGTCATAATCTCTGAACTCAGGCGGTTCTTTATCGTATTGCTGATAATGCTTCTTAAGATGGTTATAGATTCCTTTTTTATTTTCGGCCTCTACTCCTCCTCGTGCGCCTAATAACGCTGCCATAGCGGCCGCAACTCCACGCCAAACAGTCACAATTGAACCATTGACTATATCGTGATGAGGCAATTTATAACCGCCAAAACTCTCTTTATTAGCGTCGTCAACGTAGGCAAATCCTCGTGCATATTTACTCCAGCTAATTTTTTCTTTATCCGGTCCTCCGGCCCAGGAAGCTAATCTTCGCCTTGCTCCTGCGCCATCCCAGGACCTATTTTCATCAGTTTTGCCCTCTGGTTTATATGGCACTACACCTTTGATTTCTGTTTCTTGGTTTTCTTTATTCGTGTTCTGAGATGTTGCGGAGGCTTGAGTATCGCTTGGCAGTTTTTGGTGTTCATTCCCATCCTTTTCTCCTTCTACTTTTAAGGCATCGGGAACAAATATATTCTCACTAATCTTTATGCTATGTTTTATTACCTCAAGGATTTTATCCAGTTCTTTATCTCTGATTACTCCGCTTTTAACTGCTTCTTTCAGCCCGCTTCTTCCTTCCACTAATGCCTCATAATTTGAGGGTATTGTTACCAGAGATAATTCAAGCAATTCCTGCTCCAGATATCTCCTGCTTGGCCCTTTCTCTCTATCGCCATCTTCCCACTTAAGGGGAATGAAACCAACGCTTGAGGCATTCATAAAACCGCTTTTATACAGTCGTCTATATATATCGGCTAATGGATATGCTCCTTCTTCTGGAAACTCAACTAAAAATTTAAGCTTGCCTTCTTCTATTTTGGTCTTTTTAGACCTTCCAATTGCTGGCTCCCGATAATTGTGGGCGGCCAGAATTACAGGATTCTTTTTATAATTTTTCAAGTCCCAACCATCAGGCTCAAGAACTTCGTTATCTCTATCTACTATTCCAGTTGAGCCGATTATCATAATTTCAAACTCTCCTAAATTTGCCGTCTTTACTTCCAATTCTGGAAAATCAAATCCAAATAATTCTCTACCATCTTTTAAAATCCCTATTTTCTTTGCCATCTTTAACCTCCTCTTATAATATTTACAATTCTATTAGTAATCTCTTTTCTCTCGCCTCTACTTAAGGATGTTAATTTAGACAATACTAACATTATTCTCTTTCTCACTCTTCTATCACTGGACTTATTGTGCATCGGCAATTTACTACTTCGCCTGCGGAGCCGTCTCCGCCAGGAAAATCCAAGCCATTGCTGAATCTCTCGTTAATTCTTACTATCTCACCATTAATCGCAGCATGAGTCGCTCTCACCGCCTCGTCACCAGCAGTTACCCATTTCTTTTTCTCAACATTGCTCTCTTTGTAATAAAGTTCGCTTCCGCCATTCACCGCACCCGTAGTTTCAGTCCGGGCAATCAATTTAGCTCTAACAGAAGCCATATTATAGACATTACGAATCCTGTCAGAGATTTGATTAATAGTCTCACCAGCTGTTATTGCTTCCTCAAGCTCGCGTCTTAATTGATTCTTTATCGTCTCATTGACTCCCTTCAGTTTTTGCAATCTGACTGCCAGATAGCTTTTGATTTTACCGTTTAATACATCTTCGTTTATCTGGCCACCTATTATTTCCTTAGCTAAATCTGCCCCCTCTTTAATACCACCTAACACATAAGGCAAACTTTTCTCAATCAGCTCTTTATTCTCAAAATCCCAGTTCAGACCTATCTGAACCTTAGAAATACTTTTGCTGCCTAGACTGCCTAATGCCCGTTTCCTCTGCTCATAGAAAAAGCGCTTAACAGCATTAGCGAATTTACTTTCCAGCAATGTATGTTTATTTAAAAAGACTTTCCAGAGCATTACATCATCAATATTCGTTTTAATTTGTTTTCCGTTATTGCCTTCCGCAGCCGCAGGAGCAGAACTGCCTGCCGGCAGAAGGCTAAACGGCACCCACCAATAATCCCGCCACGGTTTCTTCTCAAATCCAAGTTGCAGCCGGTCGTTAACTTCATTAGCAGTAAAACCCATATTGAATAATTCCTTCGCAGTTTGAACCTTATCTTTAAAATCTTCTTGTAAAGCAATTACATTGGAATAATCAAATCTACATCTTACATCCGGGGCATAGCGAGTGAAAAATTGACTATTGAATTCATCCTCAATTTTACGCAAAATCGGCATTAAGGTATCAGTCCAGAATACTTTTTTCTGTCCTATAAAGGTTGCGTAGTTTAAATCGTCAGTAATGGAAAACATCGCTTTAGGTACCCGCCAGATACCGATAATCTCCTCGCGCATAAATCGCTTCTGCTCTATAAACTGCATTTCCTTCTGATTTATACCAATTGTTAAAGGCTTAAGGCCTGCCTCTAATACTGCAACTTTAAAAGCCTTGCTTGCACCTTTGTATTCCTTATTCCACCACTCAGTTATCCTTGTCCGCTGCTCAGCCGTTAATGCTTTATCCGTGCCTAACATAAAACCCGGAGACGCATCATTTTCAAAAAATGATTTGTTATAAATTAGAGAAAGCCAATCAATATCTATGGTTTTTTGAATCGGCTTAAGCGGTGAAAGTCCTCTGAATTCGTTATAAGGATGAAAGTCTCGGATATGGATTACTTCTTCAACTTTTAATTGCTGATATTTATATCGCCAACCTATCAATCTACCGTTATCAATAATCTGCTGAAAATAAGTCGGATTAAAAGTCCAGATTTCAGCAGGCAATCTTCTCGCGCCAGTCAACTGCCCCAAAGATTGGGTTAATACCAAGAAACATTCTCCATATAAACCGTGAAAGATTACGATTGCCTCCAATAGTTCATTGATGCTCATTAAAGGATTGGGGTTCTCAAATAGAGCAACGATATCAGCAGGTTTTACTTCTTTGTCCGGGTTGTCTTTTGCGTAGAATTTTAACTTTGCTTGAGGCACATTATCAGCAATTGCCTTGATAGACTTATAGACTGAAGAAATTTGCTCGTAAGGCTTAGTTACGATATTCCCAAACATCTTCCATTCCTGGGCTATTTCCCAGAGCTTTCCCCAGGTCCCGCTACTTTTCTTAAGAGCAAATTCCATCAGTTTGTCTGCCAGTTTTGTCTGTAAAGTTGCTATAAGCCCCATATCATTACTCCTTGACCTTCCAAATATGCCTTAATTGCTAAACAAATAGACCAGAAGCTATCTCCGTGTCCTTCTGCGGTTTCAGGTGCATTCAAATCATTATCAACTGTTAATATCTGTCTTTTTTGCCTTTGGTCCGGTAAAAGTTCAATTGTTTTATTCTTAACCATCTTTTCAAATTCCACAGCTAATTGATGCTTCATTTTACTTGTAAGAGTTTCTGGCTCCATTTGAGTTGGTAATTTACCTTCCTCATTAAATCCCTCAAATTCGGCTCTTGTATTGTCATATTTAAGTTTATCTACTTTAAGATTTTCTATAACTAATTCACAATGATCCAACTGGTCTATATAATCCCAGTTATCCATCCATTTTGAGAGAATCTGGACAAGCTTATTATTTTTAACTGCAAATACCGCCAAATGCGATGGATGTCTTTTTTTGCCGATATCCAATCCTGCAAATATGTCCTTATTGAGCTTATATTTTACCCATTGATTCAAAGGCTTTCGTCTCGGATTAATTACGCTGTCAATCTCCTGCGGCATAAAATAAGCTTCTTCACTTCTTACAGGTACACATTGATATTCTGTTTGAAATGCTTTATGCCCAACCTCGTTATCCCTGATTTCTATTAATCTCTCAAAAGGAAACATCTCGGGCCATAAAACTTCCTTTTTAGCATAATTAATTATGGCTTGATACAACTGCCAATCGTATCCGCTATGTTTTTTAAGCTCAAAGAATAAATCGCTTTCATCCTGAGGCGTTCCTACTATATGCAGTTCCCCACCTTCTTTAGGAAGACTGGTAACTTGTTTAAAAAATATCTCATTAATTTTTAAAATTTGAGAAATATCCAATTTAGCTTTTTGACTTATAGGATCCTGTAAGATATCATCGCAAAGAACTCCCCGGGGATGTCTTCCACGTTTAAACGAAAGTATGCCTTCGGGCTCGCATATAAAATAATTATTACCTTTGCGGTAATGAAGAATAGTTTCTGCCTTAGTCATATTCTCAATATGCTCAAAATAAGAATTAACTGCGATATATCTTTTAACCTTCTTTAAGTGATATTGTGAAAGGTCATCTTTATAGGAAAGATAAAACCACTCATCTAAGGGATAGGCCATCCTGTAAATCTGCCATGCTAAATATCCATAAAATATAGTAGATTTAATATGCTTTCTCGGACCGACCGTAACAGTTCGTCTTTGATTCTGCATCCTCCGACAAGTTTTATCTATATGCCAACCTCTTACAAATTTACCTTCTATCTTCTCGATACTCTCAGAGAAAATATAATTAAAAAATATATCGAAATACTTAATTGCTAAATCCTGAATTAACTCTCTGTTGGAGATCTCGAGCAATTGCAACTTGTTTATTAATTCGCTCCTTGAGTTCTCCATCACTGATATTAACATATTGCTTTATCTCCTTTTTGTCTCCACCGACTATATCTCCAATATGCAATTTGTTAGAAATTAATCCCCATAATTCAGCTCGTTGCTGTCTTGCCTGAAGCTTTTTTCCTATTAAACCTACAATCGCATTATAATCTGTAGGATGTATTGCTTGTTTTTTCTCTACTGGCTTTTCATCCTTAACAACAACTTCGGTTTTCTTCTCTTGATTAGCCAATATTTTCTCAATTATTTCATTAATTTGTTCTATATCCTGAAGTAAACCTAAATCTTCCTCTTGACGGATAAGCTCTAATTTTTCGTTATTGATTTTGCTTCTTAATTCTTGTCTTATGAAAATAAGGTCTCTCTTAACAGTAAAACAGCTAGTCCCGGCTTTTTCGGCCAATTTAGAAATTGACCGGACTCCGCTAATCCAAAGTCTCTTGATTAGCTGTCTTCTAAGATATGATTCCCTAGTTGTTACGTTTGCCATATAACTCCTCGTATCTTCTGCGAATTACGTCGCAATAAACAGGATCCAATTCCATCATATAGCAAATCCGGTTAATTCTTTCTGCAGCTAAAAGTGTAGAGCCGGACCCGCCGAATAAATCAACAATTAAATTATCCTTATGAGAGCTGGCTTTACAGGCAATATCCGCAAGTCTTAAGGGCTTTTGGGTAGGATGCTGATAATCCGGGTCCCGCTGTGCTTTCCAAATATCACCGCGCGGCCATTCATAACCAATCACATCAGCTAATCTATCTTCACCATTCCAAATATTAGGTTTTAAACCTTTGGTGCCAAATAAACAAAGTTCATGCTGAAAACGGAAATATTCGCCTCTGCCAAAAAACAATTTGTCCCATACAATTAAAGCATGCTGTTTCCATCGTTTGTTAAATCTAATTTTGAAATTATGATATTGTCTCCAGTCAATCCAGAGGTATATTGAACCACCGTCTTTGAGAACATAATCAATACTTTCTAAGAACTGGTCCATAAATAGTTCCCAATCTTCATCTGAAAGCCCATCATTCATAAACTTACCGTAGTTTTCTGTCTTAGGTTCATAGTTTAAATTAAAAGGCGGATCCGTAAAAACCACGTCCGCCTGCTTACCTTGCATTAACTTATCTATATCTTCCTGCTTAGTAGAATCTCCACACATTAATCTATGCCTTCCTAACTGATAAACCTCGCCGTATTTTGAAACCGGCTTTTTTATCTGCTTAGCCATTTCCTCAGCTGCTAGGGCTTCAGCCGGTTCCTCAAATTTAAGGCCAAGTAAATCATTAATCTCTTCCTCATCAAAGCCGGTTAATTCTAAATCTATGGGCTCAATCTTCAATTCCTCAAAAAGAACTCTTAATTTTCTTTTATCCCAATCACCGGAAATCTTGTTTAAAGCAATATTCAACAGCTTCTCTTTTTCTTTTGAAACATTAATCCGATAACAAGGAATAGTATCGATTCCTAATAACTCAGAAGCCTTAATGCGCTGATGTCCACCAATCACAGTATTATCGCTATTTATTACAATAGGCTCTACCATGCCAAATTCTTTAATAGACTCAACGAGTCTATTAAGTTGATAGTCATTAATTTGCCGGGGATTATAAGCTGCGAGTTTAAGGTCGGAGATTTTGACTTGCTCGATTTGCACTTATGAAACATATTGCACCCCACAAATGCAATTTTATGGTAAAATATTATTGCCTGCAGCTGTCGCTTAAGTAAAAAGCGCCACTATCCCACAAATAGTGGAGATGGTTTTGGTCGACCATGCCCGGCTGCGGGCAACTCTAAATAAAAAGCCGGACCCATGCCGTGATCACGGGTCCGGCAAATTTATTAAACAGGACGTCTCCTGTTTCTAATAAGAAAATAAACTACAATATCGCTATTGTCAAATGATATTGCTAAATTTTAAAATGATATTGCAAATATTAATATAAGTTTAAAATTTTAAAGAAGTTATAAAAAATGATATTGGCGTAATCTTAAAATGATATTGGTCAAAACATAGTTTTATATCGCCAGAATCTCCAATTACGCCGTTTATTTTCTCTTTTACATTCCTCATTTTCACATACTCGCTGCCAATATCGCTTAGGTTTAAATTTAATCTGACACCCTGGAGCCCGAATAATACAATATCGTTCTTTCAATTTCATATCCTTAATTTAGAATAATAAAATTTAATCCATCAAAAAAACATGGATAAAATATATAAGGGTGTAAATATTTTGGTGTCAGTAAATATATTAAAGCGGGAACAACAGCACATATCATAATATAACCTCAATCCTTACCAAGTAAAACTATCAATAATCCTAGTAATCCTGCTATGGCTAATAAAAGTCCAAAAGCGCAAAAAAATCCTAATCCCCATTGTAATCCGTAGATAAAATTATTCATCTCCCCTCCTTCTCCCACAGCTTAATGATGGCTGCGAGGGCTTGGTTGATATCATTTCTTGCCCAATTTAATTTGACATCCATTTTGAAGTCTCTAATACTTGCTGTATCATAACCCCTCTCCCATAATTTATTTAATATCTCCCTCAACTTCTTTTTGGTTTTAGAGGTCATTTCTCACCTCCAACTATTGCCTTGTGGATTGCTTGGGCTTTCTTTGTATATCTTTCCCTTATACTTTTTAAGGTATTCCAATCATATAAAGTTTCCTCGCAATTAGGAGCAACGCTATCAACTTGATAAAGTAGAAATGCTAACTTCTCCACGCTACACATCTTCATCACAGCGAGGGTTGCTTCGTGTAGGGCTTGGTTGTAATGCTCAGTATTACTATGTATTTCAGACACAGCTTCACAATTAGCATTATCAACATAAGTCCCTTTCGTTTTGCCAGTTCCATTACATAATGGACATATTTTCCTTCTAGGCATCTTCGCCTGCACAGCAAGGTATTGTTCAGCGAGGGAAAGAAGAGTCTGGAGAGCTTGAGTTACTTCTTTCGCTCCCTCAGCAGATTTGTGATTCCATAATAATGCTTCTATTATTTTAATCGCCTCTCTTATTTCTTGGTCGGTCATCATTCTTCTCCTTTCAGCTCTCGGCAAATGGCTTTGGCTAAACTTAAAGCTTGTTTCCTAATATCTTGTAGGCATTCATTATACCCCTGTCTATAAATTACTTGTTTATCAGTATATTCGGT